AAATACATTTGGATTGAACCAGGCTCCGGTCGGGACATCCACAACCCAACCATTTACCACGCCGGTACTTCCGACACCAGTACCGTCTGCCGGAACCGCGAAAGGATTCTCAACATTATCGCCAGCAGTTAGTCAGCCAGTCAATCCGCAGCAACTAAATCCTGTGTTAAATGCAGCTGCCGGGCCTAAATGTAATATCGTTTGGGTCGAGAGTATGGATGAGGTTCTTACGCGTCCGACTTCACCGAGCGAAGAAATGTATTTCCACGACAAGAACAATCCTGTGATTTATAGGCGAGAAACAGATGCCAACGGAAACATCAAGAATCCGATTCATGCTCTTCATTACACGGTCGAAGAAGTTCCGTTCGGTCCTGAAGCGCAGTTCGTCACAAAAGATGAACACAAGCAGCTTTACGATCTTGTTGAGAAACTTTCACATACAGTCGATGGAATGAACGGGAAGCTTGAGAAGCTTCTGAACGGTTGAGGAGGGTAACATAATGAATCCATTCTTTAATTCGTATCAGCAGAATCAGCAACAGGGATTCGGACCAGGCTTTGATCTGAATTCTGCTCTTCAGAACCTTGCAAGACAGATTGCTCCGACCGGAATGTCTGCTGAGCAGATTGTTCGCCAGAAAATTCAAAATAGAGAAATGAGCCAGGAACAGTTTAACCAGTATGCGGCAATCGCGAATAGGCTGACCGGACGAAACAGATAGGTTGTGATTCAAAATGACAACACAAGAACATCTTTATCGGCGCTTTCGAGAAGCCGGTATGACTCCAGCAGGAGCCTGTGCGACTCTTGGGCAGATTCAGTTCGAAAGCGCGTTCCGGCCAAACAACGCTGAAGACTCCAAGAGAATTGCCGACGAAGTTTACACGGCTCAAGTGGATTCAGGAGAGCGTACCAGACATCAATTTTCCTATGACGGCGTCGGATATGGATATGTACAGTGGACCGAACCCACAAGAAAAGGTCGCATGTACGATTTTCATCGAGCAAGGGGCAAATCGATCGGAGACTCCGAAACTCAAATCCAGTACCTGCTCTGGGAAATGAAAAACTATTTCCCGAATCAGTGGAAACTGGTAACGAGCAGCTCGGATCTGAAAACCTGTACATGGGAACTCCTCGATAAGTGGGAGAACCCGAAAGAAAAACAGAATAATATGGCGAACCGCTATCAGGCAGCTCAGAATTTCTTTAAGATGTTTTCGGCACTTACGCTTGATGGCGGTTCTTCTGCTATAACCGCCAACGAAGCGATTGCAAAAGTCCTTGAACAGGCAAGAGCAGAACTCGGCTATCACGAAAAAGCTTCGAATACAAATCTTGACGATAAGACCTCAAATTCCGGAGCAGGAAACTGGACCAAATATGCAAGAGATCTGGCTGCCATCGGGAACTTCTATAACGGAAACAAGAACGGTTATTCTTGGTGCTTTACGTCTGGTACGTTAATTTTAACGGATGAAGGATATAAGAATATTGAAGATGTTCAGCCGGGCGATAGAGTACTGAATGCGAATGGCGATGCTTTTAATAATGTGGTTGCTGTGTCAAGTCACGAAGCAGATGTTATCGATGTGCGAGTTTATGGTTGTGCACCGTTTTCGGTTACTCCAGATCATCCGTTTCTTGCAGAAAAAAGAATTAATAAATGGCATAGGAATTTTGGATACGAAAGCCGTGACTTTTATCCAATTAGTGAACTTGATATTCATGATGTTGTGTCAATGCCAAAATCCCCAATTCTTTACGGTGATTTTTTATCATATGATGATTTATGGGTTCTTGGTTACTATACCGGTGATGGTTTTTACAGCCATGGGCGATACAAGGTTTACGCAAATGATGAAAAGTCAAGCGAACTTGAAAAACATATCGATGGTCGAAAAGAAGCAATGTATGATTCAAGGACGTGCGTTGAATATGACTTGCATTTTAGTGGCCATGAAGTATTGTTCGATGTACTAAATAAGTGCGGTCTTGGAGCTGTAAATAAAACGGTACCGGCTTGCGTTTTATTTGGTACTTCTGAAGCTAAAAGAGCATTTTTAGATGGATATTTTGCGGCCGACGGTTGCGCGGCTTTTAATAAATTTAATTCGGTATCGAAATCGTTGGTTACTGGAATATCTCGTCTGTTGTATGATTTGGGCGTTCCATGTACTATCAATCCTCAAGAACGTTCTGAAGAGGGCGGAATTTTTGATTATAGAAAAAATGAATATAGATGTTTTAAACAGCAACCGGTGATATTCAATTGTCATGTTAATAACAATCAGGATCGCGGCAGACAACTTCATACCGAGTACGAACGATATAATCTTGTTCCTATACGAGAAAAAAGTGAAACGACCCATCGTGATGTTGTATACACTATTTCTACAGATGGTGATCATACTTATACAGCAAATAATATAGCTGTACATAACTGTGACGTATTTGTGGACTGGCTCTTTGTGAAATGTTTCGGAGCTGAAATCGGACGGCAGATGGTCTGTCAGCCTTATAACAGTGCCGGTGCCGGATGCCTTTATTCAGCACAGTACTATAAGCAGGCAGGACGCTGGACGAATGATCCGAAACCCGGCGACCAGATTTTCTTTACCTATTCAGCCGGAGAAGTGAGCCATACCGGAATTGTCGAAGCAGTTTCCAGCGGAATGGTGACGACAATTGAAGGTAATTCGTCCGATCAGGTCAGCAGACGTACCTATTCCATGTCGAGTGCGTCGATTTATGGTTACGGAAGACCGAGATGGGAACTTGCATCAAATGGAGATGTTTCAGCGGTATTCTCTAATGTTTCTGATCGCATTCTTCGTATGGGTGTATCCGGCGATGACGTGAAAGATCTTCAGCAGAAGCTCATGAAGCTCGGTTATGATCTTGGCAAATGGGGCGCGGACGGAGACTTCGGAACCGATACCTACAATGCTGTGAAGAAGTTCCAGGCTGAGCATGGTCTCAATCCGGTTGACGGCGAAGTCGGTCCCGATACCAGAAAGGCTCTTGAGTCTGCACTCAATGCGCCGAAGCCGAAGCAGGAAGAGACCGTTATTGGGCCCGTAACTCAGATTCCGTTTTCGAATATTCGAGTTCGCGAAATCAAAATGGAAGATGAAGGTTCCGATGTGAAACTTGCTCAGGCAGCTTTGCAGTGCTGGGGTTATACCATCGTCGTAACTGGCATCTTCGGGAAAGAAATGGATGAGAAGATTCGACATTTCCAGAAAGCAAAAGGCCTCGAACCGGATGGCGAAATCGGCCCAAAGACATGGAAGGAGCTACTGAAAGTATGAAGTGGTTTCTTTTGTGGCTGGGCGCTGCGACGGCCATTATTGCATGGTTTCACAGAAACGGGCCGGTTTAATTTTAACAGGGCGTTCCAATAAAACGGTTCGCCCTATTTTTTCTTTGGAGGAAAATCCTATGACATTTCAGGATTTTTTAAATTACATCGGTTGGAAAGCAACGACTTTCTGGGGCGTGCTGATCTTTCTGATGTCAATCGGAATTGAGATCATCCCGAAGATCAAGTGGAGCCCATGGAGCGCCCTTATCAAATGGATCGGATCCAGATTCAACGACAAGATCGATAAGAAAATGGACACGGTTCGTGGCGAGATTAAAGCTCTCGACAAAAAGATCGATTTTGTTCAGACTCAGCTTTCTGAACATATCACCGAATCTGAAAAGAAGTCTCTTGAAGATACGAGACGTGATATCCTTGAGTTTGCAAACGCCTGCATGAATGGGCGAAAGCATACAAAAGAACAATTCGATTTCATGATTAAGAAGTGTGACGCCTATGAGCTGCACATTCAGAAGAACGAAATCAAGAACGGAGTTATAGAGGCCGCAATCAAAGAAATACGGCGGCTCTATGAAAAGTGTATTCAAGAACATAGTTTCTTAAAAGAGGAAGGAGAAGAATCATGACTAACAAGACTTATGACGTATTGAAGTTCATCGCGCAGATTGTACTGCCGGCACTCGGCACTCTGTATGCGGCACTCGCTCCGCTGTGGAATCTTCCGTATTCCGAACAGATTGTCGGAACGATTGTTGCTATTGACGCATTTCTCGGTGCTCTGCTCGGCCTGAGCTCTGCCAATTATTATAAGCAGGGCAAAGACGTTCTCGGTACTCTTGCGATCGATCCTGAAAATGAGACCGCAAACTTTAACTTCAATGAAGCAAGTGCCGAAGATCTTCTGAACGCCAAGACCGCAAAGGTTAAAGTTGAAGTTTACGAAGGAAAGCACGAGGCTGAAGCATAAATTTTAAAAGATAGGTATTGTATTTCGTATGATTTACAACGCCTATCTTTTTTTCAATTCGTAAAAATCACAGTTCCTATAATAGAAGAGAGGTAATAATTGGTGTTAATTGGTAGCATACCGGAAACGGAGGTACAGGTTCGAGTCCTGTAGCCTCTATTCTTTTTTTTAATTCGTAAAAATTACAGTTTTTATAATAGAAGGCACAAACTATTTTTACGAAAGAAGGAACTTGAGATGTTAATGAATCGAATCAAGCAGATTATTATCAAGATCCGTGAATGGATCGCCAGAAACAATATTTTGGACAATGTTGCGAAAGGAGGAATTTATGGAAATGTAGTAAATTCTGTTGGAGGAGGTGTAGTCATCAGAGGGTACCCTATGTCGGGGAGATAGGGTTAGAAACCAAACATGAGGGACGGGAGTCGCTGTAAAGCACATGCACAGCGGCTCTCTTCTTTTTTTATGTCGAAATTTTCCCCGGTTGGTAATTTTAGAAAATCAAAATGGAAGAGGTGAATTCAATGTGGTCATCAGTAAGAAATCGGATCAAATGATCTATCATGAGGAAGACTGCCCGTATGCAAAGCGAATTAAGAAAAAGTATCGTCGTTTTATTTCAGAAGAGGCAGCGAAAGACAAAGGTTATCATGAATGCTCTTATTGCGGCGGTCTTCATGGTATGTATTTGAAATTCAGAGACAATCCGAATTATTTTCAAATCAATCAGAAAGGCCTATCAGTTTCCTATGATCGAGTTGACCGAGGATTATGTTTCCGAACAGCAAATGGTTTTTGGAAAGTTCTTATTCGAGGACCGATACCTACATATAAACTATGGCACTTAAATCACGGTCATTTCGATCCAGGTCTTCCTGATAAGATCCTGATGCGACGAGACTTTCACAGACAAGTCGATGTTCAGTCTACATTAAATATGGGAAAAATCATCAGTTATATTTCGAATCATGATAAGGCAAAACGGATCATCGACAATGACTGGAAAAAGCTTCCTAAATCGACTCCTAAGCAGAAAAAGTATTACAAGCAGGCTCAGAAAAGGGCCAAACGAAAAGAAAATAAGAGAATTGACGAATTATTTAAAAAGCTTGAAAAAGGAGAATTGTAATCATGGATGAAGTAATGAAAATCTACAATCCGAGAAAGCAGCTTCCGATTATGTCTCATGAAGAGGCTTCGGCCGTTATTGTAAAGGAAGCGAAAAACAAATCAAAATGGAACAAATTCTGTGATTATTTGTTCGACGGCAAGACCTGGAAAAACGTTTTCGTTGAGAATGCTAATAGAGAGCATAAGTTTGAACAGAAGTATCCTTGGTTTGAGATTCTTTATCGGTGGACCATTGCGCTTCTGATCTTTTTGCTTTGTGTGTCTTTCGTCATTTGGGGAATTAACATTCACACGAGACGAACGGCACAAGCTTATGCTGATTCAGTTGCGGCCCAGAAGGATGCAGAACATCAAGCTTTTATCGCTCAGCAGGAAGCCGACAAACTTGCAGCAGAGCAGTCTCTTGAGAACATTATGAAAGCCAATGCCAA